GCAGAAATTCATCGGTGAGATTGACGACAAATGGCGGGCGTTTAACAAGGAACAGCGGATCGAGAATAACGATTCTTTGAAGTGTGTTGAAAACAGCCTGAAGGATTTGACGACCGTCACCCAGGGGTTGGTAAGCGAAGTAAAGGAAATGCGATCTGATACGAGCGTGTTTTTCGAAAACTTTCACCAGCACGATGCACAAGCTCGAGAGATCCTGAATGAGGTCAAGAAACCCCGCACGAGCCGAGCGAAGAAAACAACCAGTGTTTCAGAATAACAACCACTGATGTTACTGAGGATTCAATGCTAACGCCCAAACAACGTTGTTTCGTTGAGCACTATCTAACCACTTGGAACGCAAAACAAAGCGCAGAACTGGCTGGTTATGGCAGCCCGCAAAAGACCGGGTACCGGCTGCTTCACCATCCAGAGGTTTTAGAGCTGGTAAATGAGCGACTTGGGGAAATGGGAGTGAGCGCGTCTGAGATCGTCGCACGGATGTCTCAGTATGCGAGGAACAACCCCGCAAATTTCTTTATCTTTGCAGATGTGATTGAGCGAGATCCTCTTACACAGCAAGTCTTGACAGACGAAGACGGTAATCCGATCGTAAGACGGCAAGTGAGGGATATTGACTGGAAAACATTTGAAAAATATGGCTACCTGGTGAAGAAACTATCATACGATCGCAAAGGACGCCCAGTGTTTGAATTCTACGATGCACAAAGAGCACTGGAAACACTCGGAAAATATGCAAAATTAGATACTGAGCTATCAAAAGCAGATGTTCAATCCGTTGAGGATCTATCGGCAATTGTTGATTTGATAAAAGAAGCGGTGGGCAGCGATGAATCTTGAGAGGACAATCCCCTTTGCGCCACTGTCGAGAAAACACGCTGAGTATATTCACGGTGGTTTGGAATCCAGGATCAGTGTTGCAGAAGGCGCCATACGATCGGGAAAAACGATCGATCACTGCATAATGGCAGCCGCACGCCTCGAAATCTGTAGGGATAAGATTCACTTAGCATCTGGATCCACACTCGCGAATGCGAAGCTGAATATTGGTGTCTGTAATGGGTTTGGATTGGAATCACTATTTCGAGGTCGTTGCCGTTGGGGCAAGTTCCGGGATAACGAGGCGTTGTACATCCAGACACAAACCGGGGAGAAGATCGTGATCTTTGCCGGCGGAGGAAAAGCGGACAGTTACAAACGGATCCTGGGTAACTCGTACGGCATTTGGATTGCTACTGAGATCAACGAACACTACGATTGCCCTGACAGCCGGACGAGTTTTATCAAAGTGGCCATGGGTCGACAGGCCGCGGCACTGGATCCCCTGATCCTTTGGGACCTGAACCCCTGTAATCCCAATCACTCGATCTACGCTGACTACATTGACTTATACCGAGAGCAAAAGCTACCAGGCTATCAGTACCAGCACTTCACTCTGGAAGACAATCTCAGCATTACTGAGGAGCGAAGGGACGAAATTAAAGCTCAGTATAATCCCGAGTCCGTTTGGTACAGACGTGATATTTTGGGCCAACGTGTAATTGCTGAGGGGTTGATATTCAGACAATTCGCAGACAACCCCGACAAGTGGATCGTGAAAAAAGCACCCGAGGATCTGCAGTTTGTTACCTACGGATTGGACTTTGGTGAAAACCACTCGCACACGGTGTTTGTTGCCACTGGTATACGGCGGGGTGGACGAGGTGTAGTAGCCCTCATGGAACACAAGCTGAAGAGCAAAGGTGTGGATCCAAGTAGGATCGAGGGGGAGTTTGTGGATTTTGTAATCAAAGGTATGGAGAAATACAAAGGTCTACGTCACACTTACGCATTTTGCGATCACCCGGAAACGATCGTCAACGGAATTGCGAAGGCGCTGTATCAGAAAAAACTGCCAATTCAGGCGGTCATGGCACAAAAAGAGGAAATTCGCACGCGGATCTACGCCCAGGAGAAGCTATTGAACCGCGAGCAGATGCAGATTATGGAAGAATGCCGGGGATTGATCTACTCGCTCAGTAATCAAGCCTGGGATCCGGCAAAACAAGAGGATACGCGTTTGGATAATGACCCGGACGTTGCTGATGTGGCTGATGCCTGGGAATATTCCTGGGAAGCCTTTATTGACGAAATAGGAGTGCGGTAATGGATCAGAAAAAAGTTATTGAAGTGATCAAACAGCTAACCGGACGAAACATAACCGTTAGTTCGATGTATGAAAAGATCAACACCTGGCGGGATTGGCTGAATGGTGAAATTGACGGGTTCTATGAGTACACCATGAGCGTCGACCTGGTAAGCAACCGGACTGCGAAAATGAAACGTCATCGGACGGACATGTTCAAACGTGCTTGTGAGGATTGGGCTTCATTACTACTCAATGAGCTAACTGTGTTTGAGCTTGACGATAAAGCAAGCGGAGAATGGCTCCAGGGCGATGATGGCAATGGTGGAGTACTCGGAGACAATGACTTCCGGAGAAACGCAAACGAGCTGATCATGGTATCCCGTTGGGCTGGGACCGCGGCATTGGAGGCATACGTGGAAGGCGGCACGGTGGTTGCTGACAGTGGCCAACTACTGAGCGGCAAAGACATTGGTATCAATTATCTATCCGGCGATCAGATTATTCCCATTAGTCACCGCAATGGCATCATCAAAGAAGTGGCATTCGTCTCCGAGAAAAGTATCGGTGATGGGAAAAAGAACTACGATGTGAGTATGCATCTGTTGGAAAACGAGTTGTATACGATCAGTTATTTCACGATTGATGAGGATGGAAAGGTGATTGGTGAGCCGGTTGTTGTTCGCACTGGCAGTCCGATTCCGTGGTTCTCAGTAATCAGAAAAGCCGGCTACAACCGCTATGACCCGGCTGGTCCATTTGGGTGCGGCATTCTTGACGGCAACGAGGACATTCTCAAGGGGCTTGATACTGCCTTCGATAACTTCATTGTTGACTTCACATTGGGCCGCAAAATGGTGTTCATGAACAGCACTTTGTTTGCCCAGGATGATAAGGGTCGGTTCATTGCACCTCAGATGATGGGTGATTCGCTGTTTATCAATGTGGGAGATCGGCTTAAGTCAGAGAAATCGCTGTTAGAGGAATACAATCCGGAGTTGCGGGTCCAAGAGAATGCGGACGGCGTCCAACGGATGTTGGATATTTTCTCGTTCAAGATCGGCCTTGGTAAGGGATTCTACAAACTCGATGAAGATGGCATGGTGAAGACTGCGACGGAATACACGGGATCAAAACAGGGATTGATACGTAATATCTCCAGAGAGATGATCGGTATTGAAGCAGCTTTGAAACAGCTGATAGAAGCGGTGTTATGGATTGGGGAGAATATTCTTCATATTCCGGGCGTGCAGCACGAGGAAGATGTGCGGGTAATCGCAGATGATTCGTACATCACCGATGAATATACTGAGCGCAAAGTATGGCAGGAAGAAGTTGCCCAGGGGCTGAGGTCGAAGGCTGAATATCGTAAGCGTTTTATGGGTGAATCGGACGAAGAGGCTAAGCTTGCGATTGGTAATATTCGATCAGAATCACCAGTGCTAACTGACTTACTGAGCACGCAATTGGAGAATGAGGAGAATGCATGAAAGATAATGGCAAGGTATCAAAACAACGTGTACCGCATAGTCGGTTACAAAAAAATCAATTAATCACTATCACAGGAGATAACTAATGGCAACTTACACAAAATTTCAATGTTTCGTAGAAGACCTTGCAGAGAAGAAGCACAATCTCGCAAGCGATACTCTCAAGGTCGCGCTATCCAGTGCGGCAAATGCCCCATCTGCTTCGGCTGACGTGAAGCTGGCAGACTTCACCAGCATCGCCGCGCCTGCGGTTGACACCACAACCCTGACCGTTTCGAGTTCCGGGCAGACTTCCGGCACGTACAAGCTGGTTGTAGCAGACCTGACAATGACCGCAAGCGGCGCGGTTGGTCCGTTCCGTTATGTGACCGTCTATAACGACACCGCCACGAACAAGGAACTCATCTGCTTCTTCGACTACGGCTCGGAAGTCACGCTTGCATCGGGCGACACCTTCACGCTCGACTTCGGCACAGAACTGTTTAGTTTGGCGTAGTCGTGGCGAATATGAAACCGCCCTTGCGTTGGGCTTGGGCGGTAAAGGATACGAGGTGAGCGCATGGCGCAGGCTTATGACCGAATAATTGCTACAATTACAACTGCAAGCGATGCTTCGCAGGTTGTAAAAACGATGGTTAAAAGCACGGAATGGCGTGCAGGTACTTCTGGCGATTGGAATGCTACGGACTGTACGTTGACGGCGAGTAATGTTTATCAGTTCAGAACTCCGTTATCTGGAATGAGTTCTGGCACAACAGCAATATTACCAAATATTAAAGCATCGGTTGTTGTTGATTGGGATGCCACCGCCACTGCAATTACAACCGTTGGCACCTATTTTATGGCTTACTACGCCAGAAGTTGTACCAAGCTAACTTCGTTATCTGTCCCTGACACCTCTGGGCTTACAACTGTTGACGCCTATTTTATGCGTAACTACGCCAACGGTTGTACCTCGCTAACTTCGTTATCTGTCCCTGATATCTCTGGGCTTAAAACCGTTGGCAACAATTTTATGGCTACCTACGCCAACGGTTGTACCTCGCTAACTTCGTTATCTGTCCCTGACACCTCTGGGCTTACAACTGTTGGCACCTATTTTATGGATAACTACGCCAACGGTTGTACCTCGCTAACTTCGTTATCTGTTCCTGACACCTCTGGGCTTACAACTGTTGGCAGCTATTTTATGACTAGCTACGCCAGCGGTTGTACCTCGCTAACTTCGTTATTGCTCCCATCTACAACGGGGTGGTTTACAAGCCATAATGTTAGTTGGGGCGTTTCAAGCACAAGGCTTGGGTCATTAAAAGGATATGCCCCTAATTCTACCGCTCAAACCGCGTGGCAAGCGCTAACGGCTAGCACTAAAACGCTTTACATTAACTATATCCAGTCTGAGGATGATGTTGAAGTTACATCGCAAAACCTGACGCTAACCTGCGCCGCTGGCTCGTACTCGCTGACTGGCACGAACGCCGACCTCACAGTCACCCGACATTACACGCTTACCTGTGAATCTGGAAGTTACAGTCTGACTGGTACGAATGCCGACTTGACGGTCACCCGTCATTACACGCTAACCTGTGAGGCTGGAAGTTATGCGCTGACTGGCTCAATCGTTGATCTGACAGTCCAGCGGAATTATGTGCTTGCTTGTTCTGCAGGCTCTTACTCGCTTACTGGCACTAACGCCGACCTTATTTTACAGCGCAACTATGTGTTAGCTTGCTCTGCAGGTTCGTACTCGCTGGCTGGTACTAACGCCGACCTCACGGTCAACAGACATTACACACTTACTTGTGAAGCTGGAAGTTACAGCCTGACTGGTACGGACACGACATTCGAGGTCAAGCGAAATTACACACTCGAATGTGAAGCAGGAAGTTACACGCTTACCGGAACGGATACCACGCTTACAGCGCAATTCCATTACAGTCTGGTTTGTGAGGCTGGAAGTTACAGTCTGGCTGGCACTAACGCTGATTTTGAAGTCCAGCGCAACTATGCGTTAGCTTGTTCTGCTGGCAATTACTTAATCACAGGCACGGACGTAACACTCACTGTTCAACGAAATTACACGCTCACTTGTGAAGCAGGCGCTTACACCCTCACAGGTTCAAGTGTAAGTTTCGTAATTCAACGCAATTACACCCTCACCTGCGCCGCCGGTTCATACTCGCTGACTGGCACTAACGTCACGCTCACATCAACCGTAAAGCGAAACTTGACGCTGGCTTGTAATGCGGGTACATACTCGCTTACTGGCACTAACGCCGACTTGACGGTCAAGCGGAATTATGTGTTGGCGTGTGGTGCTGGAAGTTATGCGCTTACTGGCTCGGACATAAGTTTCGTAATTCAACGCAACTACTCGCTCGCTTGTGAGACTGGCTCGTACACGCTCACAGGGACTGATGCCAATCTGGTTCTACTGCGGAATTACATCCTCGCTTGTGAGGCTGGTAGTTACGCGCTAACCGGAACAAACGCAGGCTTGACTTCTGCTCGCACGATGGCGTGCAACGCAGGTTCGTACACTTTGACTGGCACAAATGCCGGTCTATACCGCGCGTTTGTTATGGCTTGTGAGGCTGGCTCGTATGCGCTCACTGGCACGGATGCAAGCCTGACATCACACCGCATATTCGCTCTCGGAGTGGGGAGTTACGTTCTGGTTGGCACGAGCGTGGGATTGTTCATTCTCTCGCCAACACCGGCTTGCAGAACCGCGACAATCGAATTTGAGAACAGAACATTTGCAATTCCACACGAGAATAGAACCGCGACAATCGAATTTGAGAACAGAACATTAGAGGTCAAATGTCACTAACATTACAAAACCCATTGAAAGACCCGTCGGCAGTATTGGATTATGTGTTCGACTGGACGGAATGGCTCGCAACCGGCGAAACGATCACCGACCACACCATCACAGCCGACACAGGCATCACAGTTGACAGCTCGACCGAAGACACTGGCAAAGTCACCGTCTGGCTCTCAGGCGGTACGGCTGGTATCAATTACAAAGTGGCGTGCAAGATTACCACAAGCGCCGGACGAACCGATGAGCGCACAATCTGGATCAAGGTGGTCGAAAGGTGACAGGGACAAGATTGGTAGCGTAGGCAAATGTTTTCTCTTTATCACCTCGACGATCTCGCAAAGGAAGCCTCCAAGGGTATCGCCCGGCTAAATTCCGATATTCTCCTGGCACTCGGTAAAAGGGTCGCACTGGCACAAAGCGGCGGATTTGACCGCATTTTATTGCTTACAGAGGTGGATAGAGAAGCAGATGAACTTTTTTTGAAAATTCTGAAAGAACTCGACCGGTCTACCGCCACAGCTGGGGAAGTGTTTTCACAGGCCGCAAGATTAGCCTATGAGGGGATGAATAAATACTATGCTGCCAGGGGGCTTACTCAGGTGCCGATTGAGCAGCAAAGAGCGATTGTCAATTTCGTCAATGCGACCGCGAGTAATACCAAAAATACCTTCACGAACCTCAGTAATACGAGCGCGATTGGCTTCAGGGTGATGGATCTGGACGGGACTGTAAAATATAACGGCTTCAAAACCCATTACCACAACCTTGTTGATCAAGCGATTACCGAGGTTGCAACAGGTAACAGAGATTACTCAAGTGCAATAAGAAGTGCTCTCAAACAAACTGCTGACAGCGGAATCAGGGTACTTGATTACGAGAGTGGCTATTCACGGCGATTAGATTCAGCGATAAGACAGAACGTTTTGGACGGAGTAAAAGACATCGCTCACGAAGTTTCAATGCGCACGGGTGAGGAATTTGGCGCGGATGGCGTGGAAATTGACGCTCATAATTATTGCGCGCCGGATCATCTTCCATACCAGGGAAGGCAATTCAAGAAAGCGGAGTTTGAGGATATTCAAAACAGCTTACCGCGCCCCTTCGGATTCTGGAACTGCCGGCATACGCACTACTCGATTTTGCTGGGAATATCGCCCCCTCTGTACACTGAGGAAGAGCGCCAGGCGATGATCGCGAATTCGACAGAAAAGATCGAATTCGAGGGTAAGGAATACACACGTTACGAAGCCACCCAGCTGCAGAGACGTATTGAGACCTCAGTAAGGCAAAGTAAGGACCGAGCGATCATTGCGAAGGCGGCTGGGGACGATCTGACACGACGTGTTGAGCAATTGAGAATCAATCAGCTGAAACAGAAGTACAGCGAAATTACGAACACCTTCAAAACGCCGCCAGCTTTGGATCGCATGAGTGTGAGTGGGTTTAGACCGGTGAAGGCGAAATAAATACTGGTGTATAATACAGGTACGCCGTTGCGAATGAACCAATCCACTAAGCTATGAGCAAACGCCTCTAACACAGGGGCGTTTTGCATTAATTGACTTGCATAAATAAAAATGTGATATAATAAAAGCACAACCACATAGGGTTTTCGGAGTTTCCCGCCCGAGACACGTCACTTGAAATAGTGGCCAGTGTCTTGGGTTTTTTGTTTTAACTCCCCAAAGCCCATAACACATGCTGACGAGCAACATACGGAGGAATACCATGGCAGAAGAAGCCAACACTACTGATAAAGATCAGGACACTACTACTCAGAACGAGGACAATTCTACGGCTGAAAAGCTGGAAAAGACATTCACCCAGGCAGAGCTTGACAAGGTGATCGCTGACAGACTGGCACGGGAACGCGCCAAGATGCCACCCCAGGACAAGCTGAAAGCCTTCGAGGAATGGCAGAAATCTCAACAGACCGAGGCGGAGAAAGCCGCTGAACGGGAAAAAGAATACCAGGCGGCAGCTGCTCGCAATACTGAGCTCCAACGCGAGCTTGCAGTAATCAAAGCGGGTGTGAAAGCTGATGACGCTGAGTATGTACTTTTCAAAGTTGGAAAGATGGAAGGCGAGTTTGCCGACAATCTAAAGACTTTTCTGGCTGAGAACACGAAGTATACCGAGCCCGAGACCACAACGGTTGAAGGGATGAAACACAAACCGCCACTCTCTGGAGGCGAAGACGGTGTTGAAGCCGCGTTTTTGAAGCGAAACCCAGGGTTGAAGGTGGAATAACTACTATGGAGGATTAAAAGAAAATGGCAAAAACACATACCGCGCAAGACCGCTATTCCAAGCTGGTGCTTGCGAAATTGAGAAATGATCTTGTCCTGAAGGACGGGATTGTATTTAACAACGATTACGAGGGAGATCCGGTTGCTGGAAAAGTGCGGATTCCCGTTCGTGATACCGAGGTCGCCGTTGGCGATTATGATGTTGCCACTGGCAAGGCAGTTGCCCAAGGTGCGACCACGTACCTGGATATTCTTGTAAACAAGGACAAGGCTGTCAATGAGTTGATTGATGGCTATGAGGCCGCTTCAGTGCCTGACGGTTTGATTGCGGATCGACTGGATTCTGCTGCCTACTCTTTGGGGTTGCAGCTTGACTCTGACGGTGCTACCGAGCTGCTCGCAAATGGCACGGTCGAAAATGTTGCCCAGGTGACTGCTGCGAACGCTTATGCGGCAATGGTCGACCTGAGGACAAAAATGAGCAAGGCAAAGATCCCGTTGACTGGCCGTTATGCGCTTGTCACCCCCGATTTTTATGCCCTAATTTTGAAATCGCCGGAATTCATCAAGGCAAGTGATCTTGGTGATGCAGTTGTTCAAACTGGCGCGGTTGGTAAGATCGCCGGATTCACGCTGTATGAATGGAACGATGCGACCCCTGGTCTGCAGGCGATTGCCGGGCATCCCAGATGGGCAACTCGTGTGAATGAATGGAGCGTGCCAATCGGATTGAAGGATCTGACTAACGCCTATATCGGTGCATCCGCTGTTCAGGGGCGCATGGTTTACGCCCACAAGGTAACCAGACCAACCGCAATTCGGTGCATGTATTCACCGGCGGAATTAGGAGCCACACTTGCCGCGGGCACCAGTGGCAAAACTGCTATTACCGCCTCAGGTGCAACCGGTACCGCAAAATACCGCCTGAATCCCGCTACCCGCGTTGTTTATGGGCAAAACGACACCGGATTCACTGCAATTTCTACTCAGCCTACCACTGCAGTCGGTGACATTATCGAGGTTGTGGATTTCGTTTCATCTGCCGCGGTTAAGGTTTCTTACCTAACCGTTACAGCTGATGTAATTGGATCCTAATCTCAGCTACTGAGTAAAGGAATCAGAGGATGGACGCATTTATCGACTATCTCTATTACACAGGTAACGGTGGTACGTCCATCTCTGCTTCTGAATTCGACGGATATGCCACGCGCGCGAGTTACCAGGTGGATCACCTCACGCTCGAAAGGGCGGAGGCAATCATCACAGCGGGCACGAATTTGCCGCTCATTGACCGTATCAAGCGGGCAACGATGGCGGTCGCTGATGTGATGAAGGAATGCTCAGTAAGTCAAGCGAATTTAGGCATTCAAAGCGAAAAAGTGGGTGATCACTCGGTGCAATATCGAGGAAGTGAAGAACTGCGCTCACACGAAGCTCAAGCGGTGCAATCAGCTGTTGAGATATATCTTGGCCACACTGGTTTGATGTATCCAGGGGTTTGGTGATATGTACGCCCCGCATTCTTTAACTTGGTACGAAGGTCGTCTTGTGAACAACGCCCAGACCTACACACGACACGAAATTAATGAGGTCATGTGGCAAGCGAGCAAGGCGACCAACGTCATCAAGTCGGGGAATTTGGGCGCGGATAAAGCCAATATTTACATCCCTTCTTTACTGAGTGACGGATCTGAACGGGAAGCGCTCAGTATAAAGACTGGTGATTACCTGGTGAAGGGAATTGTGAAAGATGAAATAACCACGAATTTCCCCATTACTGCGTTGATCAAGAAATATGATGCAGTGAAGGTTACATCAGTGGATTTAAAAGACTATGGCGCGGTATCGATGAAACACATCCAGATCGGTGGCGCATAATGGCTGGGATCGCATTTATTGAAACGCCCCGAGGGTTTATCAAGCATAAAGTCACAAAGAGTGGCCGGGTAACTACTGAGCTGAAATGGAACCCTGAATTTGCGCCGATGCTAAATCAAAATCACAACCGCGCGCAAGTGTTTTTAGACAGTGAGGTATTGCGGACCTCTAATAAATTTGCACCAGTTGTTACCTCTATGTTGGTGAAGTCCGGTATTTTGGGTACTGAAGCCGGCACCGGTGAAGTAGCCTGGATCGCTCCTTACGCATGGCGGCAATATCACCTGGTGAATCGGAAGACAACCCAGAATATCAACCCCAACGGCGGACCTTACTGGTTTGATCGTTCATGGGCTGTAAATGGTGAACGGATCAAAGCAAGCACGAAAGCATTCATCGTGAGGGGTTTATGAGCGATATCAAAGCCGTTCAGGACTTTTTACTGAGCTATCAGAGCCTCGAAGACGATCGCCCCGTGTGGGTGGAAATGCTGGGCGAGGAACCTCTGAGTTATACCGTCTTTCTGGTACCCGGTAAACAGGTGCAAGAAGACATTATTGGAAACAAGACTGTCAGCTATCCCTTTGGATTTGGCGCGGTGGAAGTGATCGCCGATAACAGCGCACTTCTGGCGGCTGAATTTTACGAAGCGTTTGCTGACTGGTTGGATGAACAAACGGAATCGGGCAACTTGCCAACGTTAGATACTGGCAAAACCGCTATATCAATTGAAGCGCTTGATACGGCAACGATCATCGAGCGCGCTGAAAAAACAGGGGTGTTTCAGATCCTCTGTAAGTTAGTTTATGAAATGTGAGGAATAAAAATGGCTGCAACTAAAGCAAAACGATCAACTATCCAACACTATTTGAACACTGGCACAATCGCTGCGCCTGTCTGGAGTCGACTGGGTTACGCGGTAAGCACGGGTGAGATCGCGTATAACCCCCAAACGGAAGAAACTGCTGACATCACGATGGACAGCAAGGTCACTGACATCACCGGTTATGCGCGGTCACTCGCTATTGAGGGAGTGGTGTATCCCGGAGATCCTGTGTTTGATTTCATCGACAATCTGCGGATCAACATGGCGGTGCTCGACGGTTTGAAAACCGAACTGGTGAATGTGTGGGCGTACAAAACACCTACTGGCACCCCTTCGGTTTGGCCGGCAGAAAAAGTGACCGTGAACATTAGTATCGAAAGCATCGGTGGTGAAGGCGCAACCACTGCAAAGATCAAATACACGATCTATGATGCAGGTGATCCTGTAATTGGCACCTTCGAGCCTACTGCTGCGGCATTTACCGCAAGCTAACAAACAATCATTCATGCCCCTGGAACAACCGGGGGCAGAAAGGTACCAACGGTATGGAATCACTACGGCTAAAAACAAAGCGCGTTGAGGTCATGATTGATGATGATCCGGAGCGTGTTATCACCTTCAACCCGGAAGATGTTCACTTGCGCGGACGAATTTACGACTTAGGAAAAGTTGTGAAGCGTAAAGAAATCGAGATGAAACAGCGCATTGCTGAGATTGAGAAATTTGACGGCGAAGACGAATTAGGCTTGCCATTGAAGGATGTTGCTGCCAAAGACCTGATGATCGAGCTCGCAGATTTCTTTCTTACTGAGATCGACACGGCGTTTGGTGAAGGGACCAGCGAGAAGCTATTCGTTGATGGTTTTGACTTCGATGCCATGGGAACGTTCTTAGAGTTTGCAACCAGCAAGTTTGAAGCAGTAGGTGCCAAAAAGATAGATGACCGGCTCAGTAAAAGTGTTGCTAAGAAAAAGGTAATGAAGTAGGTTCATGAACATTCTTATTGACGAGCTCCCTGAAGCGATCGAAATCAACGGCATTGAATATGCGGTTAATTCCGACTTTCGTACCGGGCTTGGTTGCATTCTTGATATGGAAAGCAGCGAGCTCACGGATGAAGAGAAATGCATCCTTTTACTGAGACGCATTTACGGAGAGACGATCCCAGACGATGTAGAAACGGCGATAAAACTCGCGGTGAAGTTTCTGGATGGCGGGAAAGAGCCGCCGGAAGAGGAAAATCCGTTTGCAGACAATACAAGGTTGTATTCGTTTGAAAAGGACTCAGCGTTGATTTATGCGGCTTTCAGGCAAACACACGGAATTGATCTTCAGAAAGCCGACCTTCACTGGTGGCAATTTTTAGCACTGTTTCAGGATCTAGGCGCGGATACGGGCTTTTGTAACCTTGTAAACCTACGCCGACGCGTGAACAGCGGGGAAGCAAGCAAGGAGGAGCGGCAATATGCTCTGAAGCTCGGGGATGCCTTTGTTGTTACGGATCCTGAAGACGCGCTCACTGAAGCAGACAGTGAGAACGTTGATTTATTCGACTTACTGAGTAGGGGGGAGCGCCTATGACAACTTACGTCGGTGAAGTAAGAATCAAGACGAGACTGGATGCAGCTGGTATCAATACGGGGTTGACTAAAGTCAGTGGCATGTTGGGCAAACTGGCTCTTGCAGTTGGTGTTGGGTTCAGCATTCATGCGATCGTCAATTTCTCAAAAGCCTCGGTGGAAGCGGCGGCAAAATCTGAATCCGCATGGACCGGGCTTGGTTTTGTTTTGAATGCGAATAATCGTTCTCTCACTGAGGCAAAAGGCTTCCTGGAAGATTACGTTTCTGACGGCTTGGTCCCACTGACTGACGCGATCAAGGCGTATCAGAATATGGTCATGCGCGGGTACGATACCGCTCAAATTGAAGACATGCTGAGGATTATGAAAGACTCAGCCGCGTTTGGCCGTCAAGGTCAATACTCAATGGGTGAAGCGATCGAAAAAGCCACTCAAGGTTTGCGGATGGAAAACAGCTTGTTGACCGATTCCGTGGGTATTCAGACGAATGTTGCCAGAATGTGGGACGAGTACGCGCGATCAATTGGAACGACAACTAACGCGTTGACCTTAGCTCAAAAGCGACAAGCAGAATACAACGGCTTTATGAAGGAAGGCGGTGTCTTTGCAGGTGCCGCGGCTAAATATGCAGATACCTACGCTGGGCGGGTATCACAGCTTGGAACGGCGTTCTACAACCTAAGAGTTGCCGTTGGTAATGCAGTAATCCCAATTCTCAATCAGATTATCCCGATCCTAACCAACGTGATCAACTGGTTTACGAGGTTGTTCAACATTGTCGGGCAAGTAATGAACCTGCTCTATGGAACCAATGTCAGCATGGCTGATACTGCGAGCGGTGCTCAAGATGCAGCTGATGCGACTGGTGAGATGGCTGACAATCTTGAGGACGCAAATAAAGCTGCAAAAGGTTCTCTTGCTGCATTCGATAAGTTAAATGTGCTCAATCCCCCTGAAGAAGGCGGCGGTGGTCCTGGTGAAGGTGGTGGTGGTGGCGGCAGCTTAATTCCACCGATTGAACCTCCAAACACTGACACACCCTGGCTGGATAAAATTCGTAATCACCTGGTATTGATTCAAGGCTTAGTCGAAGCAGTTGGCATTGGCTTGCTCGCATGGGGTATTAGCAAGATATTTGGTCTGGATCTGACTAAAACACTCGGTGTGATGATAATCGCCGCGGGTGTTGTTATGTTTGTGCGCGGCGCATTTGACGCACTGGAAAACGGTGTTGACTGGGATAATCTCATACTGATGGTGGGCGGATTGACGCTCATATTTGTTGGCTTTATGGCTGTTGCCAGTTGGACGGTGTCTGCAATCGTATTGTTGATAGGTGGAATTGCAATGCTGGTTATTGGCATTATGGACTGGGTAAAACAAGGGGAACTATCTACTCAGACATTCTGGTTACTCGAAGCTGCGATTGTGGCGATTGGAGTGGCATTGGCCATGTTGCTCGGATGGCCGGCCTTAGTTGTTGCAGCAGTTATAGCGATCGCACTGGCAATTTATAAATACTGGGATGAGATCAAAGCGTTTTTGGTCGGGTTGTGGGAGTCGATCAAGGAAATATTTGGTAAAGTTTGGACCTGGTTCAAGGATAAAGTTATTGACCCAGTAGTAAGGTTGTTCGAGGGAATGTTCGGACCCATATTTGCAATCTTCTCGAACATCTGGGAAGACGTCAAAGAAGTATGGGGAAAAGCAAAAGATTGGTTTTCAGATACAGTTTTGGACCCGATCAAAGACACCTTCACCTCAGTATGGGAAGGTATCAGCGACACAATCAAGGGCGTTATCAACGGGATCATCGGTTTCATCAATGGCATGATCCGGGGGATTGTGGACGGTATCAATGCGGTGATCGGATTGTTGAACAAACTGAATTTCAAAATCCCCGACTGGGTTCCAGGATTGGGCGGCGAAACATTCGGATTTAACATTGCGACGATGACCGCCCCTCAAATCCCCATGCTTGCTACCGGCGCAGTTATCCCAGCCAATGCACCGTTTGCGGCAATTTTAGGTGATCAACGTAACGGAACCAACATCGAAACACCAGAGCGGCTACTGAGAGACCTGATCCGTGAGGAACTCGGTAGAAATCAATCAAGACAGGACACGATCCACAATGTGATTAAGTTAGACGGTCAAGTGTTATATGAAGCGGTCAAGAAGATTGATAAACGAGTGGGTACAAGCTTGATCTCAGGGAGTGGTATACGATGATCACCATAGACGACATTGATTTCGACATTCCTATCGTCTCTCTATCCGGACAGGCGGACATGCTGGATAAGTACGCAGAGCGGACGGTTGACGGTGTGCTACATCGTGAGTTGATTGGTGTGTATGACAATTATGAAATCCAGTTTGCACCATCCTATCGCGATTCAGCGACATACTCTGACCTTTGGTTCAAACTTACTGAGCCCACCCCCTGGCACACGGTGAAGTTCCCCACTATCTTTGGTGAACGTGAGATTGAGGGCTACTTTGCCAATACCCGTCATGAGGTGAGCAAGCAAAAGGGTGGCGTTACATACTGGAAAGGGCTATCGACGTCCTTTGTGTCAAGAAGTAAGAGACCGACAACATAATGGCAGAGACTTATCCGATTATTCGATTTGTGTTAGATGGTACTCCGGTGGAGTTTGCTGGCTCTGATATTCTGGAGTGCAACGTCTTATTTGAGACTCATCCTATAAGCGCAACTCTGCCAGTAAGCACTGCATCAGTAAGCATTTTTACCACCGATCCACGGTTTTCTATATTCTCAGATGGTACTTTTTACAATGCATTGACTAAGCATTTGCCCATGACACTCTATGTGTATGTAGATGGAGCAAATCAAATTATTGGGCAGTTCTACCTCGATACATGGGAGATGGAAACGGAAAACACCTTGAGATTTCAGTTAGTTGATATTTTGGGCGTTTGTGCGAATACAGAATATCCTGGGTCTTTCTGGGAAACTGATACATCCTTATATACAGTTGTCAAAGAAATACTGGAATACGTTGGAAGTTTTGGTGTATTTCCTGACTACACAGTGGAACAAAGGCAACTAAAAGGGTGGATTCCACCATCGAACGTTAGAGATGCCTTGCAGCAAGTGTGTTTTGTGGCACGGGCGACTGTGTACGGAAAAGTTGGAAAATACTTTGTATTTTTAGATGCGACTTTACCTGAACAGTCGCAAGCTGGTTCTTATGCCACAGTAACCAATGCAGAAAAAGCCGGTGAGCAGGTTGTAACACACCTGCCACAAGTGACAGACATTGAACTAATCAGTCACGATTACTACAACTTGGGTGCTGAAGCTCAAACCGTTGAGGAAATCTACTCCGCTTGGCTTGAGCCAGGAAATTATATTATTTCATATCCCAAACCATACTGGAAAGTGTGGGGCGAGGGAGCTGGTGCATTTCCTATCTATGTTGCTACTGAGGATGGCAGGGTGATTGTTACTGAGGATTCCGTCGGTGTTTGGGGCGATGCCACCGTTAGGATTGCCACAGAGCTTGAAACATTTATGTTTGGCAGCAACTATGTATCGGTCAATGTGACCGTTGCCGGACAGATCACCTTGTGGGGCTATCCGTGGTTGTCAGCAGACAGACCTCATAGACACCATGAGATCGCCGACACAAGCAACGCCATCACGGTTGAAAATGCAATGTTGGTTAATTCCGGAAACGCTCAAGATGTCCTAAATAAGATCGTTGAATACTATAACTTGCGTCATCAAACACGTGTCCAGATGTTCCCAAAGATGATAGATATCGGAACGTTGTGCAAAATTGATTCGTTTCGAGATAAACAGTTGCTTGGAGTTGCTGAACGACTTGAGATCGACTTGACTGGTGGATTTCTTACTACTGCAACATTTCGAGGGACGGAATACATCCCTGAGTAATACTGAGGAGTAATTATGGCTGACCCTATTTTAGTGAAAGTATCAGAACTAACAGAGCTGATAGATTTAGCGGCGGGCGACTTGATAACCGCGGTTGATGTGTCGGAGGCAGTATCTGCTAATAAGACCAAGAAGCTTCAAGCCGGGAATATCAAGTTGTTCACAAGCGGTCAGCTCGCAAACTCGATTGTTACGGCTGCACAACTTGCGAATGATGCAGTTGAAACTGTGGCGATCAAAGACGCGAACGTTACCACCGCAAAACTGGCAACTGGAGCAGTTACAGCGACCCAAATAGCGGATACCACTATCACTGGTGGAAAGTTAGTCAACGGGACAATCACCGCAACCCAAATTGCAAATAACACGATCACTGCTACCCAGATTGCAGATAATGCTGTTACCGAGTCAAAACTTGGGACGATTAAACGCACTGTAATGTTTAGGATAACCGGTCCGTTAGATGAAGTTGAGGTTCTTAATTTTGGGAATTTTGTTCCATGGCCGGTTTCTCTAAATGGCTTTGTTGTTGTTGATGCACGAATCAACCTAAAGACCCCTGGTACTTCTACTACGACTGTTATTCTTACCAATCAAGGTGGAACGATGGCAACCCTTTCGCTCGCTTCTGGGGCAACAGGCATGAGTGCAACTGGAACAATAGCGTCTTCTTATCGCACCGCCTCAACAAACAGTTTTTTGGCTGTCAATGTAAGTGCTGCTGGAACAAATGCAGCAGGGCTAACTATCACGCTTGTATTGGAGGGAAATCCAGCATGAGCGACACCATAATCCTTCCTATGAGTTGGTGTACCTACTTGGAGTCTAATTACAATGTGTCACGTAATCCTATGGGGGATAATAATATTTGGGTGGGCTGGAGTACGACGAAATACTACTGTCCAATTATCAAGTTCAACACAAGCGGCATGAGTGTAATTCCACCAGGCGCGTCAATTACAGCAAAAATATATTTCAGATCGGGGCAACCTGGACCTACCTTTACTTCCCCCATTGCTTGTACGATTTACCAACTTCTAAAACCAGCGACGGCAGATGCTCATTGGACAAAGTATGACCTGACAAACAACTGGACTTCCCCTGGGGCATCGTCGCCAGACAGCGATTACAAGTCAACCCCAATGGGAACTTTTACCATTTCTACATCAAACACCTGGTTCAGTGCTTCAATAGGTACTCAGGCTATTAGAAGTTTGTACACCTCTAACCTCCCCATATTTGTTGTTCCCCCCGCTGGCAACCCGTCTTATTCTTACACGCAAATCTACACCAGGACGCTGTACCCAGAATACTACCCTTACATAGAAGTTACTTATAAACGGGGTGGGCTTGCAGGCGATGTGGTGATGTTCTAAGAAAGGGCAAATTTATGGCAAAACTTTACCCAATATCAACCGCTCACAACCACGATGAAGTGTACGCGAAAATTGGTGAAGGCGGAGGCGGCGTAACAGATCACGGATTATTGACGGGGTTGGAGGATAACGACCATCCCCAATACTTACTCGCTGCAAGTGGCAAGGCAGCCGATTCCGATAAGTTGGACGGACTTGACTCTACCGACTTTGGTAGACCAGTTTTTCTTGTCACTCCGCTAACTTCTACAAGTTGGGATGGTGATTTATTCAGCACAACTGCGAAGACGCTCATTGACCTCTCGACTGTATTCGGCGCTCCGGCTGGGATAAAAGCAATATTGGCGGAATACTCGATTAAAGATTCTGGCTCGTCTAATGGTACGTGCCGTCTCGTGCTATCCGCAAATAATGTAAACATGACAGGCGTACATTTGATGGGGTCGCCAACCAATAATCACTTCGCTACCTCAAACGCCATCATACCGTGTGATGCCAACGGGGATATTTACTACCAGATTGTCGCAAGCGGAACAAATACGATGACTATATATATTCAAATATTGGGGTATTGGCTATGAGCGACTTACCATTTGGAGTTGACATAAGCAAGTGGAACGGCGTGAATGACCATACCAAAATGAGAGCTAACACTACTTATGTGTTTGTAAAAGCCACTGAATCCTGGGGTTATACAGACCCCAAGTTCCGAGAGAACTGGCAGGGACTCATCGGGCACAATCGGGGTGCGTACTCTTACGTCTGGTTGTCAGACGACCCAATTAGGCAGGCTAACCATTTGTGCGACATTGTAACACAAGCAGGCGTGGACTGGCGCTACGACCGCTTAGTGCTTGACCTCGAAAAGAGTGGTCACGGATTGTCAAAGGCAGAGGTATCAAGGCGTGTGCTTGTGATGATGGAAAGAATCCGTGAAATTACAGGACGCTATCCTGTATTATACAGTAGGGCGTCCTGGGTCAATGACAATATGCTTATCAATGACCCACGGCTTATCAATGCTGACTGGTGGTTGGCTTATTATCGGGCTCGCTTGCCTTATCCTTTGTTTACTCCAGAAATGCCGCCTCCTCCGTTAATGCCAGCAGGTATCAACAGGTGGTTGATTCATCAGACTTGCGAAAGAGGCAAGGGCAAAGACGTCGGGGTTGGCAGCTACTACGTAGACCAAAACAGATTCAATGGTACAAAAGCAGAACTGGACGCTTTCTTTGGACGTGCCGCTAATAATGTCTATCTGCCGATTGTGACCGTTCCCGACCCAGAACCAGACAAGGTTTTATATCAGGTCAAAGCTGCCGCTCCTCTCGGTTTGAATGTGAGGCAAGGGGCTGGAACAAACTTCCCAAAGGCTGGTTCATTGAAGTATGGTACGGTTGTGCCAGTCTATGAAAAGGTCTCTACTGGCTGGCTGCGAATTGGTTTGAACCAATGGGTGGCAGAGATGTGGACAAAGCCTGTCGAATCTGCCCCTCCACAAGAGCCCCCGACTAATGACGATTTAGAAGGGCTGATCAAAGTCGAACCCTGGTCACAGCACGACCCACGATGGGCGAATGACCGGATGGGTTCAAGCGGTGTGCTGATGAAACATCAGGGCTGCTTGGTTACGAATGTTGCGAATTATCTGGATTATCTGGGCGTTGATACAGACCCTAAACGATACAACAATTCGCTCGGGTTGAAGGGTGGGTATCAGTACAACTATGTAGGCGGTATCAAGTATGCGAATATGTACTGGAAATATCCCGGCGTGCTATACCCTGAAATTCAAAGAGAGTTGACCGACTACACCTGGTACTGGAATGGTATCGGTTGGGAAGCACAGGCACGGAAAATCTTGAATAGCAAGCGACCCGTTCTTGGGCTTGTTGACTTCTACGCAGGGGGCGAACTCAACCAGCATTGGGTACTTATTGTTGGTGAACGTGATGGTAGTTGGTGGGCGGTTGACCCTGAAACTGGCACACTGATTAATCTCAGCAAGTATGAGAACAAGGTTTACAGAATCGTAGGATATGGGCGGAAATAAATGATATTAGAAGATGAAATATTCAGTTCCCCTGGCAATCCACAAGAAACAATGAGGCGGTTGTACGGTAAGGAATTGTCGTTCTCCAATGCGAAAAAATACCTCGCTGGGATCCGCTTGCATATTAATACAAAAGCGAAGCTCTCCCCCGATGCTCAGTATACTCAGCAGGAAACGGTCTACAACAAAGATAAATCGCAAACCATCAAACGTGATATTTACCTCAATGATGATGAAGCCGCGTCACCGACCTCAGTAATGAAGAAATGCGGGTTTGATCCGCTGTTGTGGGAAGCCGTGACTTGCAGACTGGTAAGCGGATCGTGGGATGTGACAATCAAGAATGCAGACGGTGAAGGGGTATTGCACACAAACAGGAAGTACTCCGTGACGTTGACTGTCAAGCCACTTGGTGGCAAGCTTACGTCTGACCAGATTATCGATGTATTCAAATCCCTACCACCCGTCAAGGTCGCTCAGTATAAACACACGCCGGGCAAGTTTATGCTCGAGCTCCCGATTATGGATTTTCATTTAGGAAAGCTCTCGTGGGGAGAAGAAACAGGTCAAGACGATTATGATCTGAAAATTGCTGAAAGATTATGGAAAGATACGGTAACAGACATACTGAGTAAGGTATCAGTGTTAGGTAATCCGGAATACATTTTATTCCCCATCGGTCAGGACTTCTTCCATTTCGACACGCCGACGGTTACAACGACCGCAGGAACGCAATTGGATTCCGACACACGGTGGCAAAAAATGTTTACCGAAGGGATTGCCCGCCTCGTAGAAGCAGTGGAAAACTGTCGCGCGCTTGCGCCAGTTAAGATTGTTTGGGTGCCCGGGAACCATGATCAAGTATTAAGTTACGCGGCAGTAGTGGGTCTGTCGCAGCGGTATTGCAACACTAATGACGTAGAGGTAGATCTCTCGCCAACACCTCGAAAGTACCACCTATACGGGTCAAACCTCATTGGCTTTGCACACGGTGAAAATGAAGGAAAACGTCTCGAGGGCCTTATGCAAATCGAAGCCCCTGAGATGTGGGGTAAATCAGTGTGGCGAGAATACCATCTTGGACATCTGCATTCCGAGTCAGTGACTACAAAGAACGGCATTGTTTTTCGTCGAATAAGTTCGATCACAGCCCCAGACGCTTGGCATTCAGAAAAAGGTTTTTTGGGTGCGACAAGACAAGCGACGGCATTTGTTTGGGACAAAGAAAAAGGTTTACAAGCCATTCTTGTTTCAAACGTTATTGTTGATAATGAGACAAGTTAGAACGCATGTGTTATAATTGTCATGATAAAATCAACTCACTTGGGATAGGGTCTGCAGCCCGAAAAGTAGTTTTCCTGACTACCTTCCCAAGTACATAATCAGGAGTTGCTCAGGAGGCAACATGAACCCCAGTAGTTGCGGCATTTATAAGATTACAAATACTGTTACCAACGATTATTACATTGGCAGCTCGGTAAACGTCTATGCGAGAACGGATCGCCATAAACGTGATTTACGAGCAGGTAGACACGCAAACCGATTTTTACAACGATCATGGAATGTTTATGGTGAGGGAGCTTTTACGTTTGAAGTAATAATATATTGCGACAAAGCGGACAAGCTTTTTTATGAGCAGGTGCTGCTTGATTCTCTCAACCCCTCATTCAACCTTGCAAAAGATGCGTTAGCACCAATGCAGGGGCGTAAGCATTCTGAAGAAACAAAAAAGGCCATGAGTAAAACGCGCTTAGGGCGAACGGTTTCTGAAGAGACGCGCGTAAAAATGGGTGAGGCTTCTAAGAAAAGAAACCATCCAAAGTGGTCTGAAGAGCGCAAGGAAGAAGCGCGGATACGAATGTCTGGCGAAAACAATCCATTTTATGGACGCAAACATTCAGAGGAAGCAAAACGCAGAATAAGCGAATTAGCAGCCGGAAAACCCCGCAACGTCGGAAGGCACCTTTCAGAGGAAACAAAAAGGCGAATTTCTGAGGCTAAAATCGGCAAAAAGATGTCTGATGAAGCAAGACGTCACATGTCAGGGGGGCAGAAGGGGCGAAAGCATACCGAGGAAACGCGCAAACGGATGTCAGAGTCGCGTATGGGTGAACGCAACCCGAGCTTTGGCAGGCCTATATCCGAAGAAACAAAACGCAGGCTCAGCGATGCCTCTAAGCGCCAGTGGGCAAAAAGAAAAGCCGAAGCTATATTGAATAGTAATGTGAGAGACATTTGATATAATCCATACAATAACTTTGGGGCTGGAAGGTTCGCTGTATCCTACGGGATACAAAGCTGGCAAAGCAGGAATAGCGCTCCCGATTAGCATGAGATTGCGGTTATAACATCAAAATCGCCGAATTGCGGTTATAATTGAAACGGGGTCGATAAAGTGTCGGGGTGACCTTCGGGAAACCTAAAACGCGGGGGCAGTACCCGCCGACTCCACAACAGTACCTGCTACGCCTCTCAACGATGCGCCCCTTAGCTGCGGAATCCTCGAGGTAAAACCGCACATCGTTCTGGTTACGGTGAGGTCGTTCAGACGACAGTCTGCCAGAAGATTGTCGTTTCTTTACAAGTCACAGCTCCAACCGAAAGGTTATCTGGCTAAATCCCGCAAGGGTTATCAGGGTCGCTCTCTGGTATAAGCAAAAGCAACTTGTGCAATAAACGCGCAGGTTGCTTTTCGTTATGTGCACATTGCGCATGAGTGCTCCGGAAACTTGATTTACCCTCAATTTTGTGGAGAAAAAGCATCGATTATGATCGAAACCTTTTCCTTTATACTGAGTTTCATCGGGTATAATCGACAGACTCTTATGTAACCTTTTTTCGTTTTTTTATTCATAAGACGGTCATTATGATCAAAAAACAGCGAAATTAATACATAAGGCGATCGTCATGTTCAAAAAACCCCAAAATTAATACATTACCCTCACAACCAATTATCCACTGGACTTGCTCTCAAATGCGCGTTTTGAGCATCCGCTTTAACAATCGCAAGATACCGCCGACACATTCCGACTTCTCTGAAAAACACTTCTGGCGCAACACCCACAGCCTTAGCGATCTTTCTAATAGCATCTTCTCCAAAGCCCCTCTCCCCCTTCAAAACTTTAGACATGTGACTTTCTGACAGCCCACTCCGACGCTTGATCTCAGCCGGGGTGATGTTGTATTCGCTAAGTATGCGAGCAAACCACTGATTCATTGATTCCATAAGACAAGAATATATTAACATAGGACAATTCTCCATAGGACAAGACTAAATTGGCTCTTGACAATTCCCTACAAGTTGCTATAATTGTCAGTAGCCAAGAAAATAATGGCAAACAGCAATTGAGGCACAATGACAGAATACACACAAACCAACATCAACCTAACCGTTCAAGATCACGAAAAACTTGTCGCGATGATGGACGCTGACGGATATGTAACAAAAAGCCCATTCGTCCGTTGGCTGATCCGCCAGGAATTCGACCGCCGCAATCCTGAGGGTAGCACAGTCCAGGATAGAGAAATTCAACTTGCGGCGAAATCGCAATGAATTTGACCGACAACTGCGAAATGGCAACATCGAACGAGGCAACGAGGGCAAGACCAAATGGGTACATCAGCGCGCAATTTGCGGACAAAACGAACTTTTATATCGATGAAGCGCTTGTGGACCTGGAGACGATCGTCAATGCCACACTGAGTAAAGAAGATATCTACCGCCTGGTGGGGCGCGCAATTGGAAAACTTCACCGAGCGAATGATGCAATTGAGACAGTCAAAGATATCTGTAAACAGAGATAAGGAGAACCCCCATGTATCAACCACTCTACGAATACTTATTGAAAACATTCCTGGTCTTTATCCTCCCCATGGTCTTACATGCCTTCTGGCAGGAAGAGATCACTCCAAGACTGCGAAACTGGAGGGCACGAAACAGATAGACAACTTATTACTGAGTAACAACGACCAACCAATAAAACTACAAACAAAACAGAAAAGGAAAAAATATCATGACCGACCTAAGTATTCTCGATGAACCCGTAGTACAACCAGCTTATGAAATCTGGGGGCAGGCATTTGTTGCCGTTTGGAAAGCCGCCCTGGTGAAGGGTGAAGGCAAAGTACCATTTGATCCCACCGTTCACAAAAGTATGGTCTACGCAATTGACCTGTCCATCGTTCCTATCACGGAACAAAACGCCAAACACGTCGAACGCAGCCTGATCCAGAACTCCAAAGAATGGGAAATGATCCAGAAGTCTATCAAAGACCTGGGCGCTGCCCCATCTGAAATCGACCAAAAATATGTACGGATTGCCTTTGAACCAACCGGTGAAACGTACAACAACTCGAATGGTGAAACCAAGAACAAGACCTTCATCAAGTTTTTGAAGGTGTTCAAAAATGAAGCTGAGTGTATTGCTGATTACGGCGCGACGACCATGGGGGATGTACCCGTTACTGTAACGGAACCTCAAGAAATTGCTTCCGGCGTACCTGCTGCAGGCGCAAAGGAATTTGAAGCCGCAAAAAAGCTTCTTGAAGCATCGCTCCGTGGGGTAGTAAAGGTCGTAAGCACACCGGAAGAAGCGAAAGCACTCACGCTTGTCAAGATTAAGGCCTCCCCTGTCATGTCTCGCTTCTTTACTGAAGACAGCCCTGAGCTCGATGACATGATCGCAGCGGCCCTGAAAGGATAAAAATGGCACCAAAATCCGATTTCTCCACAATTTGCCGAGAAGTACTCGTCCATGAACCGGACAGCTTCGTAGCGGCGTACGTGGAACACCCAGGTGATTACACCTGGCATGAGGCTCTCGAGATCGCAAAAGAACGTGATCAAGAAGCCGCTGACCAACTTCGTTTAGACGTACTTACTCGCGTCTAACTCTCTCCTTGGCTCGCGCGGATGGCCCAGGTGGTTACTCTCCTTCCCACCTGCCGGGTTCAACTCCCGGGCGCGACGTTGAAACAAAACTAACTCAGTAAAGGAAAAACAAATGGGAATTTCAGCAGTAATTTGTGACTCACGCGAACCTACCTGGGTCCAAGAACTAACCTTTGGGGGTGTACCAACTGCAGTAGCGGCTCTGGACTACGGCGACCTTCATGTACTTTGTGAGGATGATTGCACACTTGTTATCGAGCGAAAAACCCCGGATGATTTTCTGAACAGTTTGAAAGACGACCGCTTGTTTGTTCAAAGCGCAAAATGCGCACAAGCGAGGTTAGATGCGCAGCTGCGATACGAGACAATGGACACAATTTGGCCATATATCGTCATTACTGGCCAGTTCTACCCAGCTGAGAACGGCAAAACCATTACCCCCCGAGGAGTGACTGGATGGAACTGGAACTCAGTAATGGGCGCGTTGTTGACCATTCAGGAAATGGGGACGGCAGTGGTGTTCGCTGCTTCAGACAACGAATACGAGAGGTTAGTGATTAATCTTGCCAACCGCTCTCATAATCCGGTCACACAGATCCTGCCACCCAAACCGCCATCCATACTGAGCCCCGGGCATCAAATTTTAGCGTCACTACCAGGTATCGGCATGGAGCGGCTCAAAACCGCCATGGATTACGCTGGTGGAATGCCTGGGTGGGCGCTGGTAGGACTGACAGATACCGAGCGCGACTATAAGGGAATTCCCAAAAATACCCAGCGGGCAATTCGTGCCGCATTGAAACTGAAACCCAACGAGCGATTAGAGATAGTCCTCGATGAGTAAACCAAAACTAAAAGGAACCAAGGAAAAACAATGAAACAAAACCCAACACCCAACCCCATTACCGGACTGGTCCATGTGACCGGCGAGCCTGATACAGGCAAAACGACTTTCGCACTTTCTTGCGGGTTCCAACCCTCGGAGATCGCGTTTTTCGATGATGACCTCAAAACCCAGTCGATCGCAAACCAGCTGAAAGAAGCAGGAACGCCACTGGGATTCTATGCAAACCTGACCAAAGACACGATTGGTATGAGAGAAATCGACTTCCATAACTACGTAATGGAACAGATCCAAACCCTCAAAGGCAAAGGCTTCAAGGTACTGGTATTTGACACCTGGAGTAGGTTTGAGAATACTTTTCATCCTGTAGTTCAAAAAGAACCGCAAAAATTCAAGCAGTTTTTCTCTCCCAACGGCACCTTCAAAGCCATGGAGATCTGGAAGGTATCTTTTGATTATGAAGCGAGGGTGATCGATGAAATGCTCCAGGTCGCGCCTCTGGTGATTTTGATCACCCACCTCAAGGATCAGACAATTGGATCCGTCAAAACAGGCGCTGAGATCCCGGACAGTAAAAAACCGGTGGTTGAAAAGAGCCGCTTGCGGATCTGGACCCGACATAACCCCGATGGACCGGCGCCGATTGGATTGGTGTTGAAGCGGCTCAGTAAAGTAACAGTTACTGAGAGTGGTATTACCCCGATCAATGTGCTGCCAAGAAAGGTGAACCCCTGTACGTGGAAAAGGATCCTGGAATACTGGGAAGATCCAATTGGGGATAGAACGCCCTCCGACAACGAAGTACCCAACGATTTTGAATTCTCGATTCTCGATGGTGTGTTGACCGCTGATCAAAAAGACGCGCTGCACATCAACCGCATTGACGCGGATCTGAAGGTGCGAGAAGACGAAGAAGCCAAAAAAGCGGCTCTAATTGCTGCCCGACAGCCAAAGGTTGAATTCAGCCTGGATGACCTGATTGCCGCGTTTGGTGAAGATGAAGTCAAAGAAGCGAACAATGGCACCACGCCAGAAACCGTCGATGAGATCGCTTTTGTTACCAAAGTGCTGATGGGGTAATCGTCATGGGAAGAACAATTCACCCCAGCAGACTCAGTATTGAAAATGGTGCGGTCGTAGTTGCAACACCCTACGACCCAGCGTTGGAAAGGTAAACATTATGGCAGAAATAAAGCTAAGCTCAGGAAACATAGCTTTTGTTGATGACGAGGATATGCCAAAGATCGCTGGCTACAACTGGTATGAAGTTGATGGTTACGCAGCCCGAATGACTAAAAGAAACGAAGGTAAACGTAAGGTTCTTTTCCTACATCGGATTATCTTACCATGCGCAACAGGAATGGTAATTGACCATATCAACAGAAACCGGCTCGATAATCGAAAGTGTAATCTACGAGTTACCAGTAGAAAAAATAACAATATAAACCGTAAACGCATTGAAGGCGCTTCATCACCTTACAGAGGGGTGATCTGGAGACCGCACGCCAAAAAATGGAAAAGTTACATCAAGACAGATAAGAAACAACATCATTTGGGTTACTTTGAAAGCCCCGAAGAAGCGGCAATGGCATACAACATTGCAGCTCACGATCTGTTTGGTGAATTTGCTGTCTACAACGTAATTCCTTATTAGGGAAATGGATATTCCAGAGGTACTTATGCTAACAGAAAAAAACATTTTTGAATTAGAAGCATTGACCAGAAATATGGCTGATGCGCAAAGGGAGATAGCCAGATTAGAAGATGAGCAGATGTATATGCGGATGGCGTATAACAAAAACGCTGGAATTATCGAGGAATGTAACTCGAAAATCGTAAATACAAAGAAACAAATTCTTGATTTGGTTAAATCCACTCAATGTGTAGAAGTAGAAGAATGGCTGTAAAGGAGAAAAATGGACAATAACGAATTTGTTGCAATGATAAAAGATCTGAGAGAGCTGCGAGAAATCCGAGACGCGGCGAAGGATCTGGTAAGAGCCCGCAAGGCTGAGTTACTGAGCGATGATGAGCTTGTAGTAAATACCGGATTGTTGGAAAAAGTGAGCGCGGACATTGAGAAGCTTGAGTATCAACTGAAGTTCGCATTAGTCAAAAACCCTGAGTTCGTACCTCCGTTCAAAGCTGCCTGGTTGATCAACAGCACCTCAGTAAAGATTGATGAAGCAAAGGCGCTTGAATGGGCGCGGGTCAATATGCCAGTTGCAATCAGTGAGGTTCTTGATCTCAAAATGGTTGAAGATTGGGCAAAGAAAAACCCCGAGGCGGCGGATTTTGCTGTAATTACTGAGGGGAAAAAAGCCAACATCGCCGCGGATCTATCGAAGTTTGGAGTGTAGGAAATGAACGCGATGATTAAGCGTATTGATAAGAACACTGATACGGCCACGCTGAAAGACTCCCTGGCGTACTTCAAAGATCGCGCGGCAGTGACACACGACTCCCATTCGTTGGAATATTACAAGCTGATGGTGGAGTATATCAAGGATATTTTGACAGCAAGAGAAGGAGAGGGGGAAAGATGAGTGAAAAGCATTTGGCGTCAATCAAGAGGGCTTTGAATATTGCGGTCAATGTGGGCTGTGGTTTTGAGGGTGATGCAGAAGATGCGGCAGAATTGCTGACTTTGATTACAGGTCTTGAGTCTCGCATTGCCGAGCTTGAGATGGATAACGCAGAATTTCGCCAACTAATTCGCGACTGGTCAATCGTGTTAGACCAAAACAATGGATTCCAGTTGTGGCATGTCGAGAGCGTAAGGCAAGCAATGCTTGAGATAAACAAGGAGCGTGAATAATGTGTAACTTTTTTAGTTTCGTAACAGACCCGATTAACCACCCAGCGGAGTATTACTTCTTCGACTGGGTATACCGCAAGGCAAACCTCGAAGATGATGGAGTGGACAGCCACTCGCACATTTGCGCACGATTCAAACTTGACGAGGATGTATGCAACAAGTACGAGTTCAATCCGCTGACAAAGGCGTTCACGGTTGACCAGATTAACAGCAACCGTGATGACAGCGAGGCGGCTGAAAAGTGGGCAAACAGGCAGGACTTCAAAGAGATTGTCGAGCCACTTATTATCAAGCCGATTGTCAAACCGTTTGAGTTGCCAAAGGTAGAACAAGTGACAGATGAACAAATTGGCTGGCTGAAGGAGTGGGCTTCGGTCTGGGATTTGGTCAGGGGTTCGGTCTGGGATTTGGTCAGGGATTTGGTCGGGGCTTCGGTCAGGGATTTGGTCGGGGCTTCGGTCAGGGCTTCGGTCTGGGCTTTGGTCGGGGCTTCGGTCTGGGCTTTGGTCGGGGCATATGTTAGCAGTTTCTTCGACATTGATTACAAGTTCGATTTTTCGCCCGCAGTCAAACTGTGGGAAGCGGGACTTGTTCCCTCGTTTGATGGCACGACATGGCGGTTGCTCACCGGCAAGGATGCAAAGATTATCTATGAATGGACACCGGAGAAGGAGCGTGAGGACAGTGAGTAATTGGGAAAAGACAATGAAAGAATGGGACGATAGCGTCCCTGATGGAATAAAGTATTTATCGGCAGAAAAACAAGTTCTGATGCGAAGAGTTCGTGAATTAGAATCCGAGAACGCACGGTTGAAAGATGCGCAACGTTGGATTCCGGTAAGCGAGCGGTTGCCGGAGGGGGATGCTGTTTTAGTATATCGGGAAAGGGGCAAAAGCAATATTGATATTGACTGGACGTTTATCGAGGGCGGAAGAGAATATTGGTACAACTCCGGCTTAGATAACGTTACTCATTGGATGCCATTGCCACAGTTGCCAGAGGTGACGAATGACATTCATTGCAGGCTTTCTCGCAGGCATAAGCGTAATGTTAGTTCTGCTGCTGCTCGGTATGTGGTTGTGGTGGGCAGCAGGTGAGGCGGAGGTGAATAATGACAGTAACTAACACTCAAATCGTACCCGGATCAATCAGCGCGATTGCAAAGAGCACCGGGCAGTCGATCGCCCAGTTGTTTACCAACGCTGAGATTGTAACCATCGTGGATGTATCCGGATCCATGGGGCTACACGATTCCAAAGATGGCAAATCCCGCTATGAAGTCGCTTGTGAGGAACTCGCTACCATACAGAGAAACAAACCCGGTAAAGTGGCGGTTATTTCCTTCTCAGACAATGCGTTCTTTTGCCCTGGTGGTATCCCGATATATGAAGGCAGCGGGACCAACCTTGCCCATGCCCTGAGGTACGCGAAAATTGCGGATGTACCAGGAATGAACATCATTGTAATTTCTGATGGTGAGCCGGATAGCAAAGAGCAAGCATTAGCGGTTGCACGGACGTATAAGAACAAGATTTCCACAGTTTATTGTGGCCCGGAAGATCGATCTTATGGTCAAAAATTCCTAACCGAGCTCGCGAACATCACTGGTGGTCAAACACTGACTTCAGACCGAGCAATTGCGCTCAGTAAAACAATTGAAACATTACTTTTGAAGGGATAAAGCACCCTTATGCAAACAACGTCGATAGACGAATTATTAGCCAAATTGAATATCCCCGCCAGTGATCAGGCGCAAATCATCGGAGCGTATGGCAACCTTGACCCTGATACCTGGTGGGGGGAGCTTGAGCTGATTGCCATGGCACTGCATGTGGATCAACCACCAAGCGGCGCGGCACCAGTCTGTGAACCATGGCGGGAAATTTGGCTCGAAATGTACTACAACAGCCGCTCAGTGAAGGAATCGATCATTGATGTACTGAGCAACCTGCCCCCTGAGCTGAATATCGCCTTACAAGGCGCCCTGGCTAAGATGCAGCAGAAACTTAGCACCGGATATCAGAGATTGAAGCTGGGCGCCCGTTTTAGCGCAAACAGAGCAAAACGCCTGGGTAATCCCCTGATGAACCCACCGGATGTGAAGTTTCAAGAAGTGCTGGAAACTATCCTTACTCCGGTCAAAGGTGTATCCGCTGGGATACGGCTCAGTAATGCAGAGTCACTTTTGCTCACCTGGCTTGATGATAATGGAAAATTCATCCGCACACCGGAGGGGGAATTATTCTACCTCTGGCATGATAAACACCGCTTATTTGAGCTTGATACTGAGCTGTGGCACGCATGGCTGCATGAATTGACCGGCGTAAATCCGGCAAGCACTGGCTTCAGTGTACTCAGTAATGCCTGTAAGACAGCGGCGATTTTGAACTCTGAAATCAAAAACGTGGTCCGCATGGCGTACTACGATAATGACACAAAACTCCTGTGGGTCAGCAGATTCGATGGCAAGTGTTATTGCCTTGATGGTGTTTCAATAACTCTCAAAGTCAATGGTGACGGTCCAGTGATCTTTGATGATCTGCATATTTGGGAGCCGTATGAGCCGGATCTGACTGACCACAACGACGCGCTCGCTACCGTTGCTGAGATCCCCAATTGGGCAAAGACAAAGAACTCCTGGGCATACCAAGTATGGTCCCAGAGTTTATTTTTCAATGAGTTATGCCCAACCAAGCCAATGATGGTGTTGCTCGGTGAAAAAGGATCCGGCAAGTCCATGGCGCTCCGTCTTCTACTGAGGTTACTCTTTGGCCAGTGGGCGCAAGTGAGCGGCGTGCCCGTAAAACCCGATGATTTTTCAGTAACTGCCAGTCACTATCACTTGTACGCGATGGATAATCTCGATACCCTGGAGCCCTGGCTGCAGGATAAACTCGCGAGGATCAGTACCGGCGCAATGGACGAATACCGGAAGTTATATACCTCCAAGGAGCTCGGGATTCTCAAATACCGTTGTTGGATTGCGGTGACAGCGAGGACGCCAGACACCCTGAGACGTGATGACCTTGCAGATAGACTGCTGCTACTTCCTCTCAACCGCGTTGATGATGATGACCGCAAACGAGAATCGCTATTCTTACAAGAAATTGACGAGCTGCGCAACGCCTGGTGGGGAGATATGCTGACAAGCTTGAACTCAGTAGTGAAGGAACTTCAAGACGGCGACCTCCCCGCATATTCGACCCTCCGTATGGCTGACTGGGAAGCACTTGGCCGCCTCATGAGCACACAGGCAGACAGAGTCGACTTGTGGGATGAGATTGTAGTCGATTTGAAGCTCGCGCAAACGAATTTCCTTGCGGATGGTGAAATCGTGATCGAAGCAATTGACGCATGGTTGAATAACTCGCTGTATTCTGCAACTTCAACCAGCAACCTTAACCGCTGGGTTACCGCCCGGGAGATCTACACGGAGGCACAAACGACACTCTTCAATGGCAATAAGCCGGACAGTGATTGGCCACGGAGCGTGAAGGCGTTTGGGAGAAGACTTACCAACATCAAGTCGATATTGGAAAGCCGATACGGTATGCAGAACAAAATCTTACACGGTCAAACACAGTACATGTTTGAAAAGAAATAACACGAGCGACAATGAGTAAACTGAAATTGTTAACAATTAGCACGAGGTATATTAGGTGGATTATAAACGGCTTTTCCAGAAAGTTTCAAAAGCCAATATTAAGGTGCTCTCTCGTTGGCTGGGTGGATTATAGCAATTCCTGCAACCCATATCCTGCCCAAAGATTGACGATGTTAAAGAATTGTAGTGTATTTTTATACTTTTTCCAAATGGCACTTTATATCCACCTAATATACCTGAATGGAGCCTGCCATGAACAATGTTAAAAACTCCGGCACCCAGCTTGATCTTGTTTTCTGGTTTGTTTCCAGGGGGTTTTCAGTGATACCCTGTCACCTGGGAACGAAGATTCCAAAAATAAAGTGGGGGATCTACCAGAAGCAGCTGCCTACTGAGAGTGAACTAATCCGGTGGTTCAGGATACCGTCAAATGCTGCTGTTGTTACTGGCACCAACAACCTTGTGGTTATCGACTTCGACGACATCAATGAGTATCTACGGTGGTCGCTGTGGGCGGGGACGGAAGGATCGCCAGCGGCAAAGCAGGTGTTGTATGACTCATATAAGGTACGAACGGCGCGCGGTATTCACTTGTATACTCGCTGCACAAGTGAAATCAAGAACCTTCATTTTGGAAAAATCGATGTAAAAGGTCGCGGCGGTCTCGTCACCTTACCTGGCTCCATTCACCCCAGTGGTGCGATCTATACCGAGTATCAAGTTGGGGAGTTTCCGATATGGTCGAAGTTGGAAGAGATTTTTCCGGAAGAAACGTTGAAACTCATGGAACGAGCACAGCCACCGACGAGAAAAATGATCGTCGATCGCGATATTGTTGATTATTCCACCGCTCAGGTCCTTGACATGGAAGTGGGCGTGAACGTTGAAGAAGTGAAGAGATCTCACAGGATTGAAGATTACATTAACGATATCACTTTCACTGGTGATCATTGGGGCGTAGCAAAATGTCCATTTCACGAGGATGCGAACCCGAGCTTCTGGGTTGATACTGAGAAGCAATTATGTGGGTGTTTTAGTGGTTGTACAACGGTTCCACTGGATGTGATTAATCTCGTAGCGAGATTGAACAATTTAAGTAATAGTGATGCAATTAGATATTTAGGAGCGAAGTAAACTACCCCGCAGCAAGCTGGCGGGGCATTGTCCCTGAGCCAATTTGGCTCGAGACCATTGGCAGGTTTACGGCTGCCCTGACGGAAATATTTTCCGCCGCAACTGTATCCGCAGGCGCAGAGAAACCGCAGGATACACAGGAGAAAAGACTTTGAGTACGACGATTAGCTTTATCAACATGACCACACTTGGGGCAAGTCCGAGATGTATTGCGCGGGTCAACGACTATTACAGTTACGCCAGCGCGCTTAGCCTTATAGCTGATAAATTGTCGCAGTTGATAAAACGACCAGTTGCTATGCTTGCTTCTCTGCGAGTGTCTAACAGGAGCCTCACGGATACCGCTCAGGTCTTCAAGAGCGATAGCCCTATGAGTGTCTTGCGCTTTTTGAACAAGCTGTTTACTGATTGTATGATTTACTTGTTTCTGAAAACGAGCCTGCTTTCCAGAAAGTTTTTTGAGCTTACGTTTGGCAGATTTCGTGCCTTTCTTTTGCAAGTTCCTTCGGCGATGTTCATAGATACGGCGATTACGCTGAACATCTGCACCGCTGAAACTGTCCCCATCGCTATCAGCGGCGATATTAACAATACCCAAATCAACGCCAAGAACGCCTTCAATATCAGTTGGCTCAGGCGTTTCTACATCACAAGCAGCAAACAAATAAAACTCATTATCAATCAGGCAAAGGACACTCTCTCCACGTTGTCCGCTCAAAAGTTCCATTTGCCTTTTGCCAGCCGCAAATTTAATTCGCTGCCTGCCCCCCACAGTCCATATAGAAACTTCCATATTTTCAAGTTTATAAGAAAGGATACGATTATCAAAATCAATCCCGCCATGTGGATTAAATTCCCTGATTACATTCCTGCCAGTCTTATAAGCATCTGCAACTTTAGAGATACAGCGCACCACAACTTGAGCAGAAAGTTGAAAGTTTTTACGAACATCTCGGTAGGTAAGTTTATGCAAATCAAATTGCCTAAATGTTTTATTTTCCCAAGCCTGCAAGCTGATATAATTGCAGGCGGCATTAGCTTCTTCAAGCGTTTGCTTGAGGAATTGCGCCTGCTCTGGCGCAGGAAGGAGTTTAACTTGAGCAGTCAATTTCATATAGTTAGTATATCACAGTTTCAAATATTTGAAAAGGAGAATGCGCTTCCTCCCCACTGCAAGCAGATGGGGTATCCAGCGCTAATTTAATGAACGACGAAATCAGACTGGTTGACATACTGAGAAGGAAGCCCAGGAAGGCGCGCAAGCTGACGTACCGGGTGATTAATGAAGAGACTTACGAGTATTTCACCGTTAGTGGGGCAACGGTCGAGGGCTGTAAGGCGATCGCCGACCGGGAATGCGCGCGCCTGTGTTGGGACCAAAATAAAGTATTCTCCGAGGTAATTGATGATTAGTGAATCTGCTGTTACATGTCCAAAATGCGGTAATGAGGTTGGCAGGGAATTTGTTGTTGGTGAGGTAATATTTTTAGAAGTTGGTGGTGTGCTTGTGCGCCGGCTTGAAGCATCATGCAAGCAATGTGGGGCTGACATCTTTTGGGTTGTATCCGATGTAAGGTTGCAGCGGTTGATCAAACGGGTTTTGGAAAATCGCAACAAGTAAGTATTTTTTGTGCTATAATCAACATAACTAAATAGGAATTCCGGATCGTTCCACCCGGGACATGGTGTTTGAAATAGCGCCCATGTTCTGGGTGTTTTTGTTTAACCAATTACGGAGGTAGAAATGAATTTTGATCAAGTGATTAATGGTGTACCCCTGATTTTTGTGGTCATGGGGCTGGTGGAGTTAGTCAAGGTGTTTGGTATTCAGGGCAAAGCACTCACCGCTACCAGTTTTGGGATTGGGCTTGTCATTGGGCTTTTGTACCAAATTAGCCTTGGTATGCCCGCTGATTACACTGGTTGGTTTGGCGCGGCATTGTTTGGACTTGCCCTGGGACTGGTAGCAAGCAAGGTCTATGATGCGATTGGCAGTGCGATGGTCAGGAAAGTAAATTTATATGAGTTCCCGGTTGAAGACGTTGACGACAATGAGGCCGCCGGATGACTGGGGGCGAGTTACTCCCAGCGACCGCCTGGGAACAGGCAGCGATTATCGGCATATTTATTGTGTTCTTTGTCTACGTTTTGACCTGGATGGCAAAGCGCAATGCCAGTGATCAGCAATTCCAGGCGTCAGAATCTGATAAATGGCAGAAATTCATCGGTGAGATTGACGACAAATGGCGGGCGTTTAACAAGGAACAGCGGATCGAGAATAACGATTCTTTGAAGTGTGTTGAAAACAGCCTGAAGGATTTGACGACCGTCACCCAGGGG